TAGTATACGTTTACGTTTACGGATCTTGCTCATTAGCAATCGTCTACTGGCTAGGCCTCTTCTTGGTAGTCGATGCACCATTGTTATGTTATAGTTATGGTAATTACTAAAACTTTTTATGCATCGGTTCTGAACATTGAAGTTCTATTATTTATAGGAACTTATGTCACCCGCCAAATTTATGTCACCCGCGTGACATAAGTTGAATCAAAACTTAAAAATCTAAAAAAATCTAATAATTCGTTAGCGGATCCCGGCAGCCCTTAGTGCCCGCGAGGCAATCCGAGCAAGGGTACCAGGGCGTTCCTGCCGGTTCAGCGCCTTCATAAATTGCATTAGTTGCCATTCCGCAATGTATTCTTCCCTCGCACAGCCGTCCGGCGAGCGCACGCGCTGAGGACATGCAGTTTGCGGCACGCATTAGGATCGCAGGCCGCAGGTCGATCCATAGAGGCAATCGCCGATAGTTTTCCATATAAGGATAGCGTTTACCGCGTGTCAGAAGAAGTCGGGTAAGTATTACCCCGACTTCTGTCACCCGGACTCATATTTCCATATTAGTCTAATAGGGTGCGGTAAAAAGTTACGAAGTTTTTACAAAAGCTGATGCCTCGATCAGCTGGTTGGTGCTTCACTATAAACAACCCTGACGACATTGCACTGCCGAAGCAATGGTCAGAGCGCTGTCAATACCTGGTATACCAAGAGGAGCAGGGTGCCAACGGTACATCGCACCTCCAAGGGTACATCTTCTTCACAGTGCGCAAAACGTTCGATTGGATCAAACGTTTGTGTCCCACAGCACATTGGGAGGCTGCCAAAGGATCAGCCGAACAAAACAAAGCGTATTGCACTAAAGCTGATACACGAAAATCCGGTCCTTGGGAAATTGGCCAACTTCCAAAGGATAAAGGTCAAGGCGCAAGATCTGACCTCAAACGACTGTATTCTGCCATTGAGGGTGGTGCCAGCCGCCGTCAATTGTTCAAAGAGCACACTTCGTGCTCCTACAAGTACACTTCTGGCATTTCAATGCACATATCGCTTGTAAAACCTCCTCCACCGACTTCTCATGCAGTTGAACTGCACGTAGGGCCCACTGGCACTGGAAAGACCCGTTTCTGCAATGATACGTACCCGGATCATTGGGCCACACCACTTAGGCAAGGCAAAGCACTCTGGTTTGACGGCTACGATGGCCACAAGGTAGTATTGATTGATGACTACAATGGAGAGATGCCTCTGGTGAATCTCCTAAGGCTATTGGATCGGTACGTTATCCAAGTGCCTGTAAAGCATGGCCATGCGTGGTGGCGACCAGAGCTGGTCATAATTACTAGTAATTATGAGCTGGATACATGGTACAATTACGACAACCGTCAAGAAAGTCTCGCTGCTCTGAAGAGACGCATCACAAAGGTTGTTAGGTATACTGCAGCTCCAGCTGTACGGCCACCGCCTCCTCTTCCTTCTAGCAGTCATTTTCACACTGTTAGTGATGTTGAAGATAGCCAGATAAACTGGCCTTCAATAAACGATGTTTTATCGTAGTCATTTTGCACGTATTTAGAGCGCTCTAGCTCCATCGTAGCGAAAAGTAGCGATTATTTTGTCGCGTTAGCTTAAAAATAATTGTATCAAAAATCCAATACCATTTTTGGAATCTCCTGATTCGTGCGAATCCGATGCCGGTATTGGATCGCATTTCTGATCAAGTTTTTACTAGACATGATCAAAAAAGGAAATGTTTTAATTAAAACTTATCCGACCCATCTTAGCCGTACTTGAAACTTGATATCAATGTTTGTTGATGTTGCACAGGCTATTATATGAACGCTGTTGTCTGTGATATCGGCTATGGTGCTTCCAGTGCCTGAACAGATCACTTTGATTGGCGTACTTGGTATCCAGGCAAAGCTGAATGGTTTTATTCGCGTTCCGTTTGCGAATGAGTTGACCTGGCCCTCATTCATGTTTAGGGGCTGTACTGTGCCTTTAACGGTACCCAGGATCTTGAATCTGGATGTAAACTGCAGGTTTCGGAAGGCTAGCGTGTCAACTATACCGCTGCCGTCCATAACATCGGTTGCAGTCATCTGTGCACCGTTGGTTTGTGTATCAAGGACCATCTTGATGACGTATTGGATATCTTCGTGCGGAGCTGTTGCTGCCTCCGCTGCCTCGATAACGACTTGTCCGTTGACGAAAATGGATGTTATATGGTACACTCTGCCGTCTCTGGTTGACTCTGTGTCTCCCTGGGCGCACCCTGAGATGCACTTCATTGTAGCATTCTCTTTGGTAGTCCATGTTGTCGCCAATGCGGTAGCACCAAGTTCAATGGCGCTAGCTGTTTGAAACTTCTTCTCTAATCCGGTGAATCCACCGGATCGTAGTAGTTCTCTTCGTACTGCTTTAGCAACACCTGTTGGCCGGCTGCCAATGCCTAGTATACGTTTACGTTTACGGATCTTGCTCATTAGCAATCGTCTACTGGCTAGGCCTCTTCTTGGTAGTCGATGCACCATTGTTAT